AGTCTCCTCTCAACAGATTCGACGTCTTCGTGATGAGAAGCAGCTCAAGGTAGTCATCGCCGAGCTGGACAGCAAGATTCGCTCCGGGGTCGGTGTCGACCGCTACAGCCAGATGCGACTTGATGCTGCCACCCAAACCCTGCAAAAGCTGAAGGCGTCTGAGGCTAAAGCCCGTGAGGATCAGGCCAGGAAGCTTCGTGAACAACGGGAACAGGAGAACCTCCGCAAGCAGGCAGAGGCCGAGGACAGAAAGAGGACAGCTGAAAAGCGAGCTGCCCCCCAGCGGGAGATAGACCGCCTCCGCAAGCAGGCAGAGGCCGAGGACCGGGCACGGGCCGCTGAGCAGCAAAGACGAGTAGCCCAAACCCAGGCGGGGCTCTCCCTCGCCGCCGGGGAAAGCGAGCTGGAGAAGAAGCTGTCGATCCGCAGCCGAAGGGCAAAACTGGGTACCAACCGCCTGGCCCTCCAGGAAGGTTTGACCCTGGACGACATCAAATCGATGACGGATATCCCGACGCTGCAGGTCCAAGGCCGGCTGGCCAAGGTACGGCAGACCCTCACCAACCTCACCCAAGGCCAACTGGTGGAGGCTCAGCGCCTGCAGAACGCCATCCAGGACCGTATCCGCGATCTGAAACAGGCGATGAAGCCCTCGGCCCCCTCCGCCCTGAGTGCTCAACAACTATTCCAGCGGCAAGTCCAGGCGGGGGGCTTCCGTCTTTCCCAACTAAGCTCTGGGGATATCTCCAAAGCCCTCCCGGGGATCTCAACCCTCCATGCTCTTTCTCCCTATGAGTCCGCTCAGAAAGCCCGCATTCAGGCCGCCCGCGGCCGGGGCGACGACGCCGGTCTCAAGGACGCCCAAGACGCTCTGGACAGAATTATCCAGCGCAAGAAGGAGATCCAGGCACTGGATCGTCGGCAGTACGAACTGGAACGGGAGGCCAACAAATCGACCGGCCAACGGGCCAGCGACACCCTGAAGGCCCACCAGCAGGATCTGAAGGCTCGGCAGTTGGGGACCGAGATCAGCCTGCAACAGGAGGCCGCAGAGGCGCGCGCCGCCCGCGCCCGTGAGTCAGCCCGTATCGCCCAGATCGCCAGCAACAAGATCAACCTTGCGGGCATCAAGGACCTCAACCATGCCTACGAGGTTCAGGATCAACTGGCGGCGAGTATTCATCGCCAGCGGCGCGCAGCGAATGAGACGGAGAGACTCCAGGAAAAAGCTCTGCAGGAACAGCTGAAACTGCGTGGCCGAGAACTTGCCCGCCGTGATCGTCTCGTTGCAGAAACCCCGGCCGAACGGGCCGCCCGGATCGAGGAGAGCCGGAGAACCAGTCGTGAGCGCCTGTTCGGGGACGGGGGAGCCAACATCCTGGCTATCCAGGCAGGGTTGATGGCTAACTATCAAATCCTCGGCGGTATCCAGAGTTTGTTTTCCGGCGCAGCCAGTTCGGCGATTGAATTCGACAAGTCCCTGAAACAGCTGCAGGCGATCAGTGCCGCCACTCGCAATGAAATGGCGTTGATGAAAACGGCGCTGATTGAGGTCGCCCAAGGGTCGAAGTTCGGGGCAGCCGAAGTAGCTCAGGCATCCGTCCTGCTGGCACAGGCAGGTCTGTCCGTCAGCGACATCCAGAAGACTATGGCCTCGGTTATCGCCTTGGCCACCGCCTCAGGTTCGGATCTGGCCAAGTCCGTGGACGTGATGACCTCGGTACTGTCGGTGTTCGATATGGAGGCCGGGAAGTCGGCGGAAGTTGCCAATAAGCTGACCGCAGCCCTGAATCTGTCGAAGCTGGACATCGACAAGCTGGCTCTTGGCATGCAGTACGCCGGCAACGCCGCGGCGGACGCCGGGGTGACTTTCAACGAACTTGTCTCCGGCCTCTCGGCGATGGCCAACGCCGGTATCCGTTCTGGTTCCACCCTTGGCACCGGTCTGCGGCAGCTGTTCGTTGATATCCAGAAGCCCTCGGACAACTTCAAGGCGATTCTCGACCGGTTGGGTATCAGCCTCAATGAGGTGGACATTCGGAGCCAGGGTTTCGAGGGGACCTTGAGGAACCTGCAGAAAAAGGGCTTTACCACTGCGGACGCCTTCCAGGCCTTCCAGATTCGTTCAGCCTCTGCCTTCGCGGCCCTATCCAATAACATCGATGTCTTCCACAACATGCAGGAGGCTATCGATGGGACCAACGCAGCCGTAGAGGCCAACCTGGTCCAGATGGGATCGCTGTCCGTCCAGTATGACCATCTCAAATCCAACCTGGGCATCCTGGCCGCTGAGGGGTTGAGACCCCTTCTGGTGTTGCTGCGGGACGTTACTCAGGGTTTCGCTCACATGCTCGAAGGGGTGGATAAGACCTCTGGAGGCCTCAAGATCGCAGTCTCGGGACTGGCAACCGTCTTCGGGACGCTCGCCGTACTCTGGGGGGTTAACCTCGCCACCGGTGTGGTGAAACTCACGGGGGGGCTGCGGAGCCTGTTGACCATCACGGCTCTGACAACCGTGGCCACCAACGGCATGACCCTAGCCAACACCATGGCCAAGAGGAGCCAGGACGCCCTGGCAGCAAGCACCACCATTCTTGGGGGAGCTCTGGCTAGGCTGCGCTTGGTGGCTGCAGGAACTGTAACTCTGTTCTCCCGCCTTCTGGGGTTCGCCGGCTGGGCCCTGCCCCTGGCCGCCGGGGGCTACCTCCTGTGGAAGCAGCAGAAAGCCGTCAACGCTGAGACGGAGAAGCTTTCTGACAACCTGGATCAGGCAAAATCCAAGGCAAATGCCCTCGGAGAGCAGCTGGACAAGCAGCGGTCGACAATGGACAACCTGGAGAAGGCCGTCAACACCCTGAACACCCGCTACGGTCGGTACTCCCAGCATGCCTCGGAACTCCGTGGGTACGTTCGGGAGTTGAGCAGCCAGTTCCGGGATCAGGGGCTGACCCTCGACGACCTGGCCAATCGCTCCATCGACTCCGTTATCAACAAGCTGGAGGAATTGCGGAGGAAGCTGTCCCAGGAGTATGTCGCCACGATCCGCCTGAAGTCTGAGGCGGATGTGGAGGTCCTGAAGCAGGAGCAGGCTCAGTTCCAGTCCTCCGCGGTCTCCCGGCTGGGTGAGGCCAACCAGGCCATGCAAAACCTGGGGGCTAAAGCACCCCGGAGGGCCGAGGTGGCCCGGCTGCTCCAGGCCACTAACCGCTACATCAACGGCGGAGGGGTTATCCGTAAAGGGGCCCTTGGTTTCAACGGCGTGGGGGAAGTGAACGCAGGCTTGGCGGATATCCTGTCGGACCTCACCACGCGGCGCCCGAGCGGCAGCTCTGAGGTGATTGCCGTCCTCACCAAGATCCGGGAAGCGCTGGACACCCAGGAAGTGGCTAAGGCCAGAAGGGCCCAAGCGGGCCAAGCGGGAAAGCGCCCTGGGGCGGCGATCCAGACAGAGCTGCTGACCAGCGCTGCCAGGGCTGATGAGACCTCAGGATTTGCTACGGCCAACCAGCTGCGTCGAAGCCTCAGCGTCAACCAGACCGCAGGGACCGCCAACCTCTCCTTCCTCGACCAGGGGTTAGGAACCCTGCGCACAAAGCGGAAGGACCTGGAAGGGGAGATGAGAGCCCTACAAGCCGGCCGGGACATAGAGCAGCTGTCTGAGCAAACCCAGGCCAGGATTCAGGCCCTGACGGCGCAGGTCACCGCGATCAGCCAACTGGAATCTGACTATGAGCAGGCCAGAAAGCCCCTCTGGGAGATCGAGCTTGCCTCTCGCAAGGAGCTGGCGGGCATAGAACTGCAGGCCGCAAGGGACAAGGTCAAGCGTTTGGAGGAGCAGCGCTCGGCCGAGCAGAACTCTGTGGTAATCCAAAAGGAGATCGGCCCGGCCCTGCAAAAGGCTCTGGAGGAGGAGGCAAACGCCCAGGCCCGCCTGGATGCCATCACCCAGGAGAAGATCAAGATGACGGCGGAGGCCACCAAGGCCGCCGAGGCTGCCCGTCGGACACAATTGGCGGACAAGAAGAAGGCCGCCCGGATCGCCACCGCTCAGGAAGTCACCCGAGCCAACGACACCTGGCGCGACCTGATGAATGCCGAGGAGCAAGCCCCCCTGGCAAAGCTGGTAAAGGATTACGCTTCAGCCTTTACCAAGCTGCAGGCAGGCATCAAACGTCAACTCAGGGAGGGCAAAGACGCGCTCGATCAGGGGGAAGAGGCACTCCGGAGAAAGATCCAACTGGCCAGCCTCGGCGCCAAGGGCATTCGCACTACCAACCCAGGCGACCCCGGTGGGGACTATGATGTAGGGCAGCTCGGTATCCGCGCACGTATGGGTGCCCAGTTCCGGGCGGAAGCCCTTCGCCGGGAGCTCATCAACTATCAGAAGACGCAGAACCCCCTCCGGCTCCAGGAGCTGGAGAAGAGCCTTCCGGAGGTAGAACAGGCAGCTGCGCAAGGCCAGCAGATTCTGGACAAGATCAGAAAGGAACGGGATGCAGCGGCAGCAGAGCATGAGCGCCTGCTTGAGGAGCTCACGCGCAAGAAGGCAGCCAATGCTTCCATTACCACTGATGAGACCAAGCGGTTGCAGGATGCCCGTAACGAGCTGACCTTCTACGACCAGCTGCTCTCCAAGCAGCAGGCCCAGACTGATGAAGCGCTCCGGGCTGTCGATGCCTTGAAACAGAAACGGTCGGAGATCTCTGAGGCGATCCTCAGCCAAGAAGGTCCCTTGGACGCGCTCTTTGAGTCCCTCAAGACCGGCATGGAAGGTTTGACCCAGAGTATCTCCGAGGGGCTGCAGCGGGTGATTACTAGCGCTGGGGACACCAGTGAGGCCTTCCGGGAAATGGCCAACAACGTCCTGGCCAGCATGCTGAAGATCATGACCGACAAGCTGGCCCAGCAGTTCATGGGCATGCTGATGGACTTTGGATTCAGCCTGTTCGGCGGCGGGATCGGTATCGGGAACAGTTCCGCTGGTAAGTCAGGAATCACGAACACCATCAGCCGGCGCACTGGGGGCCCCGTTCGGCTTGCGTCCGGAGGAGCGGTGGTCGGAAGCACCATGGGGCGGGATTCCGTTCCAGCCGTCCTTCAACCGGGAGAGTTTGTCGTCCAGCGGAGCGCTGTGGAGGCTGTTGGTCCCAACTTCATGACCGGGCTCAACAACCTGACCAGCGCTACCATGCGGCAGGGCACTACAAGGACCCAGCGAGCGAGACAGGAAGGCGAAGGGGAGAAGGGAGGCAAGGGCCAGGTGAATGTTTGGGTTGTCACACCTGACCAACAACCGGGAGGGCTCAGCAAGGATGACGTGATCGTCACGGTAAGTGATAATATCGCCAGGAATGGGTCGATCCGTCGACTGATCAAACAGGTTCAGATGGGAGGTTGACCATGGCGGATGTCTTCGAGACGTATTTCAAGCGCCAGATGCTATTACAAACCGTCGGGGTGGGGACACCCACCCTGGCCCTCTACACCGACGACGGTCTGACGGAGCTGACGGAGACGGGCTATGCCAGGCAGCCATTCACGGCGACGGTCACCGTGAGTGAACCCATCCTGGCCAGGAACTCCTCCGACGTCACTTTTGGACCCGCCGTCGGCGACTGGCCGGTGATAACTCACGTCGGCGTTTTCGACGACGCCGGAGGGCTGCTCTGCAAGCGGAGCCTGCTGGCACCGGCAACCGTCCTCAACAGCCAGTCCTACGAGATCTCGGCGAACGCTTTGGAGGTAGGCTTTGTTTAAGCCCCTAACCTCCCCAACCGCCTGGGTCCGGGTAGACCCCGCGCCAGTCTTCGACTTCCCGTGGCACAGCGTGGAGACGACCCTAAGCGAACTGAATGCCTCGGGAACCACCGGGCGCAGCTACACCAAAGTTGGGCGTTTGAACACACCGACCGCCAGGAGTTTCCGCCTGGTTTTCCCTACGCTTGGGTGTTATCCGAAGCCTGACGGAACGCTGGATCTGGAGGCTTCCCCTCGTTTGAACTTTGCCCTTCTCGACCGCTTCTACCGCACCCACCGGACGGCTGAGAGCTTTATCTACCCACACCCGACCTACGGCAACCTGAAGGTTCGTTTTCAGGAACCTCTGACCCTCCCCAAGGGGCTACCGGGAGGAAACGGCTTCCTCACGGGAGTTGAGGTCAAGCTGCTGGAGATTCCCACCTATGCCAGCATCAAGGGGAACCGGGCGCCGGGCGACCTGGACAGCCCAACCCTGGAGGGTAAAAGGGTATTTGATTTCCCGCGGCATCAGCTTGAGATACAGTACGCCCCAGAAGGGGTTAACATCCCCCTGGGGGGCGGTTACCAACTCCGGGTACGGCCAGCCAAGCCAGAGGCCCGAACGTTGACGCTAAGCTTCGCAACCATGCTGCGGAGGCTGACCCCGGCGGGTAAA